TTGTATAATGCAAGATGACCACTAGATACTAATGATTTATCAGTTTCATAAACTAAATCAGTTTGGCTTTGAGTAGTAAGTTGGAAACCAATCATATTACCAGAGTCATCTGAAATACGATCTCCTACATCATCAGAGTCTGCATATTGTACAGAAATGTTGTGGATCCTAAGCAAAGTGCTTTTGCTTACACCTAGATTTACAAAAGAACCTAGGTCTATTTCGGACTGTGCATATGTCCCTGCGTTTGTTGTTGTGCCAGCTCTAATAAAAAATGAATCACTTTTAGCCATGGCCACGGGTTGTATGTACGGTTTATGAACATTCTTTTCCGGATTACGGTAACTACCGACCTATCTTTGCGCCGAAGGCGTCCATCTCTCTAGCCACCACCTAACCACCCGTTGTGGCTAATCTGCACCATCTCAGCCACCCTCGTGCCTACAAGGGGCCGTTGTCTTTATGGTCTTTCGCCTTTTTGCTCATTAAATAATATTATATACTTATTATGTGTGCGAAAACACATGAGAGAACAATGGATAACACATATGGAAATGCTAAATGAACGACAATTACGACGTTTAGTGTGTAGATTATTTGGTCGCACAGGCATATCTAATGATGAATTTATTAAATTATGTAATGAATACATGGAGGCATAAGGTATGCCACACCTAATATCAGCTACATTATCAGAAGATGCTTACAGGATCTATTGTAAATGGAAAGAGAATAGACAAGCTTCAGCGAAGATCTCTCAATGTATGACACAAATGGATTCAATGAATGAATTAAATGAAGCACTAATTACTCAATTAAACATCTACAAGAGCAGATGGCGATTCTTAGAGATGCAAATGCAATACTTGATGACTGAGGGTGGGTATAATGCCGCACAAATACTAAAGTTCAGTCAAGCAGAAGATAGTTTGTATTACAGAAAGGAGTGAGAGATCATGAATTATCAGAATGATATGTTTTATTGGAATATATTGGTTCATCATCCTATCGGTATTAAAAATAATTTTGTAATATGTATAGATACAATGGAAGGCGACAATGGGAATTGGCATATTCGAAGTGCTTTTGATTGGGTGGATCTAGAAATTAAAGTTGCCAGAATCTATATTTAATTTGAATTTATCCAAAGAGCAGATAATAAGGCAATAAGCCCCAAACAAATTTTATAAATTGGATGTTTTGGATCTGCCAATGTCTTTTCAACATCATCATTCATAATTATCTTACTCTTGAGCTCTATCTCTAGCCATTGTTAATGCGCCTTGCCAATCATTAATTTCATATTTATCCATTTCAATTAGATAATTGATTGGAGTTGTTGCTCCTTCTGCTCTTACATATACATAAAGATCTTCTACTACCATATTGTCACGATCTATAATAAATTTATCAAACACACCTAGACCTCCTGCATCGCTTTGCATTTCTGAAACTGCCCAGGCAATTTGATTATCATCGTCTGCTCTAAAGAATCCATTTTGTGCTGTGGATCCTAAATTATTTTTTGATAACTTGCCCACGCAACCAGCCGCTCCATTTACTATATTAGAAGACCAAACTTGAAATTTAGTAACTTGATAACCACTTGTGAACTTTCCGTCGAATAATGGAATCTTTTGTGGTGTGCCTGCTTCTGTTTCTGTTTCATTAACTATACCTCTAGCTGTGTATGTTCCTATCTTCTTCATTTCTTACCCTTCCTAGTTTTCTTAAATGCCCTGGACATAGCCTTCAAATTTATTTGTCCTTTCTTAGCTCCAGATTTATATTTAAATTTATTAGAATTTGCTTTGACATACTTTTGCCAGGAGTTAAGAGGGCGCTTAACTTTGGTAGCTACTTTCTTTGCTGATTGTACTGATCGCTTTGCAGACTTTACCATTTGCCTGGCATCGCCAAACAATTCGTACATTTCTTCGAGCGTTCCCTCTACTTTAACCATGAGTTTAACCTCACTGTTGGCTAAGAGCTAGTGCTACGCTGTTTGCTTGTGTAGCTCCTTCTAATGTGCATTCCATAACTAATGATACAACAACGTTGCCAGATGTTATTGCACCTGCTGCTTTAACTCCTAAAAATAATGAATCTACTCCTACTAGATAACCTTGAGTCCATTGTTGAGGAGCTACATCTATGACTTGAGTAACGAAAGCAGTTGCAAAGTCGGCTGCTGCTGATGCATCTTCTGCTATTTGACCATTGTATAATGCAAGATGACCACTAGATAC